GTGGTTCATCCAATGCAGGTCGGTTTATTATTTCGTGGAACGATGGTCAAGATTCCAAAGCGGATATCACACCCGTTCAATTGAGTGATGCCCACAACCAATATCAATTTTTGAGTGGTGAGGCGATGCAAAAAATTATGGTATCGCACCGCGTTGTTTCACCAATGTTGTTGGGTATTAAGGATAACACGGGATTAGGTAACAATGCCGATGAAATGAAAACCGCATCAATCCTTTTTGATAATGTGGTAGTACGACCATTCCAAAGATTGATTATTGATGCCGTTACCCAGGTGTTAAACTTCAATGGGTACAATTTGAATCTTTATTTCAAGACCTTGCAACCCCTTGAATTCACCGATTTGAGTGGTAACATCATTGACGATGAAACCCGTGAGGAAGAAACGGGCGTATCATTATCAGCCGAAAAAAAAAAGAGTGAATTGAAGGATATGACCATCGAGGATGAAAATTCTTGGTTGGAACATTTGAAAGGCAAGGGCGAAACAATTAACACGGATGAGTGGGAACTTATTGATGTTACGGAAGTTACCGATGCCGATGAAGAATTAAAATTTAACCTTGCGTATGAAAACCCCAATAAAAAAAGTGATGATGATAAAGGGGTGTACAAAATCCGTTATCGGTACGGCCCTAATTTCGTATCCAACAATTCAAGGCAGTTTTGTACTGCAATGGTTCAAGAATCCAAAGGGGGAGTAATTTATCGCCGTGAAGATATTATTGCCATGGGTGATGCGGGTGTGAACGGACAATTCGCACCACAAGGTGAATCCACCTATTCAATTTGGAAATACAAAGGCGGTGTTAATTGCCACCACCGATGGGAACGATTGACATTCAAACGCAAACAAGTCAAAGGAAAGTTTTTACCAAAACAACCCGATGAAACGGGTGATAATAGAAACTTGGAAAACTACAAAGAGGTTTCAAACAAATCAGCAAACGCGGCGGGTGTACCATTTTCACCAAGCGGGTGGGATACCGCCAAAACAAGGCCCATTGATATGCCAAACAAAGGATCATTAAAGAACAAATAAGATGTACGCAAACGATGATATTCTATTAATCGACAAAGAGTTGATTTTTAAGTATACCCAATTGGGTGGTAATGTGGATGTAGACAAAATCTACCCATTCGTGAAAATCGCCCAAGATATTCAAGTTCAAGAATTGTTGGGAACAAAATTGTATCGGTACATTTTAACCCAGGTTGAAGCGGGTACATTGACGGGTAATTACCAAACCTTGGTTTCACACTATGTACAACCGATGTTGATTCATTATGCCATGGCCGATTTGTTGTTGTTTCATGGTTATGAGGTAACCAATGCGGGTATATTGCGTAACTCACCCGAAAACACCACCTTGCCAGATAAAAGCGAATTGGATTCATTGGTTCAACGCCAAAGAAACATCGCGGAAACTTATCGCCGTAGGGTTGTGGATTATTTGAGTTACTACCCACAATTGTTTTCACAGTATACCGAAAACCAAGAAGCGGGGGAATACCCAAACACCAACCCATCAAACTATGTTTCATGGAATTTGTAAAAAAGACATACAAGCCAAAGGATGAAAAGGTCAAGAAATTGACCAAATACTTCACGGAATTGAAAATCGTGAAACCCGCCAATTGTGATTTGTTCACAAAAACAACTATTCTTTTGTTTTTGTTGACGGGGTGTTCAGCGGAATATCATTTGAAACAAGCCATCAAGAAATGCCCAGAGATGGCACAAATAAGTGTGTATGGCATTGATACCATCTTTGTACGCGATTCCGTGACCATTACGGACACTTTCAACACAAAAACGATTGATACCCTCACAATTGAAAAAGATGGCGTTAAAACGATTGTATACCGCAATCACGATGTGATAAGAATTAAGACAGTTGTAAAGGCCGATACCATGCGATTCACCAAGACAATCACATTACCACCACAAATCCAATACAAAGAACGAATCAGTTTGCCCCAAATGGTGGGTGTTGGTTTGGCATTGTTATTGGCATTTTTATTTTTGATACTTTTAATTACAAGAAAATGAGCAATTGGAATAACCCCAACAACCCCAACAACACCCAAAACGGATGGAAAACACCATCACGGAGTTCACCACAAGGCGGTGGAACACGGGCGTGTTTATGCAAAGACAAAAACACTTATTCAAAAAAGTGTTGCGATGGCACATTGTGGGCGCAAGGTGTGGGCAATGTATCGCGTAACCCCTAACAAAAAACATTAAAATCGTTTTATCAATATGAGCATTTCAGCATCAGCATTTTCGGCGGGATACACGGGGTGTACAGTCGTTTCAAATACAAGCGCAAAAACGGGGCAATTCCGTGGTTTTGTGGTAAATTTTGATTGTGTAGTTTCGGCTTGTTTGGATAAGGATGGCAATTCATTGATGACATCGTTGGGATTAACGAGCAACACAATCAACCAAGGTGCATTTATTTGTGTAGCCGATGGCGATTGGATTAGTTCAATCACTTTGGCAAGCGGATCAATTATCCTTTATACAATCTAATCATGTGGGTTGGTATTGGCGTAGGCGTAGGCCGACAGAGATTCGCACAATCATCACCTGATTTTGCAAATCAACAATGGCAACTTATTGTAGAACAATGGCAATCAATTAACGAACTTTGGAATTCATAAAAATATGGGAACTTCTTTAACGGGTTTAACACCCGCAACAACTTACGACGCCTTGATTAAGGTAGGCGATAATGGACCGCTAAGTGCAACGGCAAAATACTTAAGTGATGGATTAGGCAATGATTCACCAATTTCAATGTCTACAACTTTGGTAGGTATTGGAACAAATTCACCTGATGCGAGGTTAACTACTTTAGTTGGTGACAATGCTTTTGGTGCTAAATTCAAAGCAACAAATGGCGTGTTTAGAATCTTGCCTTTTGAAACGGGATTGGGTGTTAAGGTTTCGGCAACAAACGGAAATGAAAGTTCATTTGCTTCTTTGGTTAGTCAAGGTAGCGACCACCAATTTGTGGTTGGTGTTAGCGAAGCAATGCGTATCACATCCGCAGGAAATGTAGGTATAGGAACGACTACGCCTTCAGTGCGCCTAACGGTTAAGGGAGATGCAGCCGTTACCCAAACTATTGGAGGCATTACCGTTGAGCAATGCGCTTTCTTTCTTCGTTCAAATGAAGCGTCAACCCTACGAGTGGCATTTGATGCTTCGGCTAATGCTTACTTGTATTCATCTGAAAGTGGTGGCATCTTAAGTTTTGGAACAAGAACCGCACCCAATAATAACATTATTGCAAGTATTACTGCAAACGGACTAACATTTAACGGTGACACCGCAGCCGCTAACGCGTTGGATGATTATGAGGAGGGGACTTTTACGCCTGCTATTACTTTTGGTGGTGGTTCTACGGGAATCACATACGCAAACCAAACAGGTTCATACACCAAGATTGGAAACCAAGTTACCGTCAATTTGTATATTGAACTAACAAACAAGGGAAGTGCTACGGGTTCGGCATTGATAACGGGGCTTCCGTTTACCATTGGCGCAGGAGCCACACGATATGGTGCAGTTTCTTTATGGATAAACAACTTGAGTTTTGCTAATCAAATTTTTTGCCGTCACGTCATCAATAGCACTACTTTGTTTTTGACTGAAACAACTGAAGCGGGTGTTACTACTGCCATTGATAATACAAACTTTGCGAACGCAACAGAGGTGATGATTACCGCAACATATTTCGTATAACAAATAAAAACAAAAATCATGATAGAAGAAATAATTTATGTTAGTGCATTCAATGTGAATGCTAATGGCACGATTGAAGTGCGTAAAACTACGGATGTAGTAAAGGATGGCGTTGTAATTGCATCAAGTTTTTGGCGTGGTGTGTTGGCGGTAAACGACCCAACTGCCGATGAGGTATTAGGCGTTGACACTTACTATGCAAACATCGCAACTTACACTTGGACATTGCCCCGTTCCCGTTGAAGAACCCGTTGCGGAAGTGGTTGAAACACCAATCGAAGAAGCATAATGGAACATTTGCAACAACGATTAGAGCAACTCAAACAACAAGAAGCGGGTTTGTTGATGCAACTTGATGAAATCAAGGTTCTTATCAATGCGTATGAAAATACGATAAAAGAAAAAGAGTAATGACCGCCCCAAAAGTAAAACCCAATGCCTTGCCCGTTTCGTTTGAGCAATTCAAAAAGAATCCAGTTGCGGCCGTGGCTTTTTGTATGCTTTTGGCTGTGTCTTATCTTTACATGGACCTTCGTTCGGGCTATAAAGAACAGATTGAAAAGGCCAATCAAAAGATAGCAGCGATGGATGTTAAGATTAACAAACTCACATACGCCTCGAAAAAGTCCGATTCGT